GATCAGCCTCGGTCTCGTGGGCTCGGAGATGTGTATAAGAGACAGGTGTAGAGGTCGCCGTTGATGTCAACCGTGTTCGCGTTGACCCAGATGCCCTCGGCGTTGGTAACGCTACCCGTGTCCAGTACTGGACTGGTGCCGAAGAACAGTGTCTTTCCGTAAGTACCGAAACCCTCGTTCTGGAGGGTCATGCACATGGCCAGATCAATCATGATGGCGTTCCTATCCTAGGTTGAAATACGATTTAGCACGGCTAGCGGCAGTGTTCCTAGCCCGCTGGAGGTAGCGTACCGTGTTCGGGTGCAACCGGTTCGTGTGTTCGCGGATACGAGCGTAAGGCACGCGACTGTTGCCGAACGTGATACGCCACTTCACGGTGGAAAGCTGTTGGAAACGGCCACTGTTACGCAAAGCGCCGGTCAAGACGGGAGCGTTCTGACGTGCCATCTTGAGGATGTCGGTCATCATTTTCACGCCGCCCTTGTTCAACTGTTGGGTGGAGAGTTTGCGCGCCCAATCAGCGGACAACTGTAACCGGTAGCTCATAGACTATCCCTTCCATACGGGTTCCCGTACACGGTGATGAACCGGGTTTCCCCCATGTCCATGTCATCGCCTCGACTGGCTTGCGTGACTTGGTACACTCTGCCATCGGACAATTCAACCATGAGATCGGGCCATAGTTCCATGTTTTCCCGCAAGTTCTCGGGAACCGTGTCCGTTTGGATGTGGAAGCGTCGGCTGCTGATACGTGAACCGTATTCGGTCGGCTGGTCGGACTGGGTGGAGTGCTTCACAATCACCTGCAAGTCGGCCAATTGTTCGTTAGGCAGACCGGGAGCCGTGTACCGCCAAAGCGTCGCTGTCTGGACTTGGTTAGGGAACAAGCGGAACGGGTCACAGAGCGTTGCCATAAGCGTAGTCACCCCCCATGTAATCCTGAGCGTTGAGCCACCACGGCAGATTATGGTGTTTGCGAGGCATGGAGAGGATGCCACCAGTCTGGACTCCGTTACGGCAGAGGCTCCACTGGCTGATAAGTGAACGATACGGGGTTAACGCACGTCCCATAGCCGTCTCGTTGCTCGTTGCGTAGCTTACGCTCACATCCTCGATGCTCTTGGAGGTGATGCGGTCGGTCTGGTCAAGAATGTTCTGGTCTGCTTCGATGACCGCCGCCAGTACTGAAGATAATGGGGCGGGGAGCTTGGCGAACCCGTGCGTTCCGGTCACGGTTATTGCCGTGCCGACATTAAGACGTTCCGTGATGGTCAGGCAGTTGGCGTACTTGGTTTCTGGCGTCCACCCGTCGCCCATATCATAGTTCACATGAAAATCGAGAGTCACGCCGTCGGTGGTCTGCACGTTGGTTACTTCCGAATACCATGCCGGTAACGCTATGTGGCGGCCATCTCCTACGACAATTCCCACGTAATCATCCGTAATCGGGAATAGGTCTTTTTGGCAGATGATGTTGGCGAGGTCTGCGAGCGCGGCATCCTTCCATCGCGCGTAGATCGTCTCTCCCACTTGATCGATTACGCTTGCGTCGATGTCCATTATTGCTCCTTCCGGAAATGAGTTAGGCCCTACCTCCCATTGTAGGAGATAGGGCCTTTGCGGTGCAGTCCCGCTACTGTTTAGGGTAGCGTGTCAGGCGGACGCCATGAGGCCTGCGCCGATCAGGGCTTTAACCACGTCGGCAACCGAACCGGTGCTCGGGTCAACGTGAGCGGCCTTAGTGATCGAAGCAGCGGGACCAGCTGGGCCAGCAGGCCCCTGTGGACCCGTCGCACCCTTCGGGCCAGCAGGCCCCTGTGGACCCGTCAAAGACACTGGTTCGCCGGACTTGTCCACGAAGTTGATGACCTTAACCGTGTTCAGGTTGTCTTGTGGCAGCGCTTTGCCGCCGACTCGTGCGTACATTTCAGCGTTCATCATTCACCCTTCGGCTTGATGACCACGGCGGACTTCTCCGCGTCCAGACCGCCACCAGCGTAAATCTCCTGAAGATACTCGTTGGTGTTGGTGGACAGCGCGAAGTTGGTGAACGCCTCGATGGAGGTATCGCCAACCACCGCGTAGTGGGACGCGGCCATAATGACGCCCATAGTGGTGGTGTCGTCCGTGTCCGTCCACCATTCCGGGGTAATGATCTGGTTAACGCCGAGGGCGCGGGCCAGAGTATCGTCACCTCCGAGAGCAATGTACGTATTTCCGTTAGCGTTTGCGGCCATCAGCAGGTCGGCCACGGTGTCAGCGTTACACAGCAGAACCTTGTTGCCCTGAGCGCGAACCATGTGGGAGGCACGCACGAAGTCCATCAGCGGAGTGTTATCCGCCATGGTGTAGGAGAGCGCGAAACGGTTGCCCTGCCACTCGGACGACTTGTCTGCCGCGTCGGTCACAACCGAACGGAAATGCGCCATGTCCGTGTAACCGCCGAGCGTGATCTGGCGTTCGATGGTCTGGACGATGTAGTTCGGGAGTTCCTGCAACACGTAGCGGAGCAGAGCGCCCGGACGCTGGGTGCGGCGGATATCACCCTTGTTCAGGGTGATGTACTTATATGTGTAATCGGCCTGAAGCTCACGCTTCGCGAACGAAAGCACCTGTTCCTTCTTCTTCGCGCCGTAGGAGGCCACCGGGTAGCCGTGGGCGCGGGTCTGGTCAGTCAGACCGGCAACGTTGCCACCGATGGTCAGGCGATCCATACCGGTTTTGCGCAGCAGGTTCCACAGGCCGGAGCCGCGCGTGTTCAGCGCGTCCGCGATTGTGGTGATTGCCGCAGTCGGGATGAACTTGTCCACGTCGGTGGTTTCAACGCCGAACGATGCGGTGTCCGACATGTTACGGTTCACGGTGTCAGCCCACTCACGGTGGAACGCTTCGACACCCTTGTTATCAGTGTCGATCAGGGCACGTTCGAACGCGATCATGGCATCATTGGAGTCAAGCCACGTCTTCCGGTCGTGGGAGAACGTCACGGTACCCGACTGGTGGGCGGCGTGGTTGGCTTTGTTAATGATGATGGTCGGGCGAGCGTTGGAAGTCTGCACGGGTTCCTCCGGGGCTGGAGTGTTTTCCTGATTGTCAGATTCGGACTGTTCGCCGATGGCTTCGGTGATGTCATCGAGAGCGGACTGCATGATGTCACCGATGCTGTTGGTGAGCTGTTCCGCCTCGTCCGGGGTGAGTTTGAACTGGGCGATGGTACGCGCCAGTTTCTTCAGGAGTTCCGGGTTCATGGTGTCTCCATTCTTGTTGTTGCGGCTGTTGATTGCGGTGAAAGCGGCCCTTGGGTCGGCCCCACGATATACGACGCTGATTTCCAGTAGTTCGCCATCGTGGATGATACCGTCCTTGCCGGGACGCTTGTTGAATTCAACGGTGATGCTGAAACTGTTGGTCAGGCATCCGTCGGCGGCAAGCTGGCGGATACGTTCGCCTTGATCTACCTCGCTGAGTTTCGCTTCGGCCATTAGTCCATCATCGGTCATCCAAAGTCGGGTGATGGCACCCGCTTGGCATTCGATGCTGGGCATGTGGTCGATCAGGAGCGGTAGGGATAGTTTGTCGGATTCGGTGAGATCGGACACCAGTTTCAGAGTGCCGTCGATTAACGGCGCTTTCAGTGTCTTCAAATCTACGGTGAGTCCGTCGCACATCACTTTGCCGCTGTTGGCGAGGAAGGTGAGGGTACGACCATTGGTTTCTGGGGCACCGCTGTTGGCGAAGCTCTTACGAGTCTTCATCTTGTCCCTTTCAAATAGTAGGGTAGTGGTGCGGTCGAACGTCCTTAATGGGCTTAATGCTCTGACCCCCATAGTAGCACGATGCGATACACGTCCAAGCCTTTGCAGTTCGGGCATTTGAGCGTCACCATCGTGTCACGGGCGCAGGAACCTAGATACCGTCCGCAGTGTTTGCAATGGATGTCGTAAGTCATGATTCCACCACCTCGTAATCCTCGTAGCACCGGCAGTTGGGGTGTCCGTTCGGGGTCTGCATACTCTCGAAGTTGTTCACGTAGGTGCGGTCGCCGATTTCGACGCTGGCGTTCTCAGCCAGATACGTGTCATCTAATGCGATTCGCTTGCCTTCCATGTGTTGGCAGAATTCGCACACTTTGCCGTCACCGGAGGTACGCCATACTTTGTCCAGTCGGACGCCGAGCGTTTCGCTGAGATTGCGGGCGCTGTAGAGACTGCCGAGCCGTTGCGATTGCACGGTTTCGCAGCGGGCAATCAGTTCGGCGTGATCGTTGCCCATGCGTTCGAGCTCGTCATGCAGGCGTTCGGCGTCCCACTGTTCCACGTCGGCACGGTTCAGCAGTTCAAGGACGTTGTTTGTGATGGTCTTGCTGGTAGACTTGGCGACACTCCGCAAGTGGTCTAGGTACGTTTCATGAACAGTGTCGGGGAGTTCAGTCCAGAAGTAGAGTTGCCGCCAATCATCAGCCGTATAGTTCTCGACTTCCACGGCAATGGAGCTTCCCGGATGGAGTTCAGCCCACGCGGTAATGACCTGTTCCAATTCGTAGCCGGTACGGCGGGCGTAGGCGGCGAGGTTGGTCGTCAGGTCGTTTTCCACATCGTTTATCCACTGGTCGCCGATGGCTTCCAAGTCGTCGCGGAGTCCGTTCTGGGATCGGCGGGTCATTCGGATGACTCTGTTCACGTAGGTTCTGGTGGCGGGCAGGATGCGTTTCTCGGTTGCCGTTTCCTGCGGTTTGATATTACGGCTATACCGTTTTGCGGCTGTTGGGATAGTCAGCGTCGGAGCCGACTGGTGCAGGTCAAGACGCTTGTACGAGTCGGGTAAGCCGAGCGCGTCCACGGCAGATTCCAGACTGGCCCCCATATTCAGGAGCTGGGTGAGCGAGTCGATACGTACCTTCTGGATGTCGGCCTGAACCTTCTCTACGTCGGTTTGGGAAGGCAGATCGAGGTCGAACGTGATGCCATACCCAAGTCCGCCAGTGATACGGTCTAACTCGAACTGCCATTTATCCCACACCGTCATGCACAACGGCTTCAACGTGTTTTCGATGAACGCACGTTCGGCCTGTTCGGCGTTGGCGTAGGTTTGCCCGTTGTCGATGCCACGAATAATGTCCGGGACAGCGAGCGCGTTCGATAATCGGTTGTTCACCACGTCGTTCACGGTCTGCAAGTCCAGACTGTCGTTGGCGTTCTGGAACGGCACCCATACGAGTTTGCTGGTGGTGCTGGGCTTATGGGTCATAGGGTCAACCGGAATCATGTTGTACACGATTCCGTTGTTGTTGCCTGCGCCTCGGAATGTGCTTTCGAGGCGGTCGCGGTTGCGTTGGAAGTCTTCAGTGTTTTCCGATACGATGCCGAGCATTCCAGCGGGTACCGCGTTGTTACCGAAGAAGCCACGCTCATAGTCGGCGATCATATCGTCCACGTTCGCCCACTTCTTCACCGTCATGGCAGGAGCAATGCCGCGCGTCGGGTCGTTCGGATGCTGGCTGTAGCTGAGAGCGATGGTTTCGTCCCGGGAAAATTCGTAGACTCGTTCGCCGTCGCCCAAGTCCATCGTAACGCGATGATACCAGTCCGAGCGAGAAGAATTGTACTGGCGGCTGTTCGACGGTAGCAGCGTATAGCCGATGATGTTGTCGGCTGTAATGTCTCCGCCCGGCCCGTTAGTTGTCCAGATCAGTACGTCCAAGTGAGATTGGGTGAGGATGGTGGCGCAAACGATCTTGAGGAATTCCAAGCATGAATACGTGTCGTTGGGCGCGTAGAGCGCGGTCAACGGTGCGGGGGCCGGGTCGATGCGCCTGTTGTCCGCGTCCACGGCGTAGGGGATTACCGTGCTGAACCGTTGGGCGATGGCGTTCACATACGGGAACACGTTGTCGTAGGTGTCGTGCATGGGGATAGTGTTGCCGCCCATCGGCTGCCAAATGTTCCCGCCCATCGGTGTGGGGGACATACTGGGCGCATGGTTACGGTCGAACGCGCTCATAAAACCTTCACGGAGATTGTTCAGCAGGCTCACTTTTCCTCGATTCGTCATAAGACCCTGCGTCTAGTCTACCGGGTGCAACGCATAAACCTAGCAAACAGCAACGTCCCATGAGGGGAGTTGCAGCGGCTTGTAGTAGGCGAGAAGGACGCTATCCGCTAGATCGGGGCTACCAGTCTGATTCTCTGTTTTGTAGTCTTTCTTCCGCTGTACTTCGCGTAGGTTTCTGTTGTTGATTGCCCATTCACGGGTGCTGAGTTCCTGAAATAGTTCGGCTCGGTGTTCCAGATTCGGGTTGATGGTGATTTCCGAAAGCTGTTCGGCAAACTCGAACCATAATTCCGAACTGACTGCCGGATAGCGGTCGGGATGCTTGGGCTTGGCTCCGAAGTTGACGCCGTTCACTGGTTGGCTTCGGCTGCGGAGAATATCCGTTACTCCTCCGCCCACGCCGGTATCGTCCACGTTGATGATGCTTGGATGATGTGTCCCGGCAAGGGTTATTATGCGTTCCGCTGTTTCGACGAGACTGGTTTTGCTCCAGCTTACGAGGTCTACTAGGTGACGTCCCTTTACGATGGCTACGGCGGTTCGGTCGGCTCCGTATCGGGCCACGTCAACGCCGAAGCTTACGCCGCCGTCTGTTTGAGGTTGGCGTTCGGTCGCGTCTGTGAGTTGCTGCCAGCTTATGATCTGGTTGATTGTTTTCTCGTAGGGCATTCCTTCCCAGATGTGGGCGAAGTCTGGGTTGTTTCGTGATTCTTCGACCTGCTGTTTGATTTCCTCGGGAAGGATTCCGGCTTGTTCCGCGTCCCGCCATGTGGTGTGATGGTGGGTGGTGCGTTGTTGGGTGAGCTGGCTCGGGTGGGTGACGAAACGTGTGGTTATCGCATCCTCCGGGGTTAGGGGATTGCGGGTGAAGATAATGGTGCTGCCGTTCTTTCGGATAGTCGGCAGCAACACGTCTAGGCTGTGGTCGGTGATGAACTGCGCTTCCTCTATCCAACAACGGTCTACGCCTTCGATGCCTTTCAACGTGCTTTCTGGGTCTTCGTGCAAGCCCTTGAACCAGAACACACTGCCGTTGACGTGGGTTATCTGTTCGCGGGTGATGGTGAAACCGGGAAGCTCATAGCGGCTGATGATATCCGCTAGGAGCTGTTTGACGCTTTCCTGAATGCTGTTCTGGAATTCACGGGTGCATAGGATGCGGGTGGGGTACATGCTGGCTTCGAGCGCTAGGGCTAGGGCTACGCTGGTGCTTTTCGCGCTTGAACGGCCTCCGCTGTAGTCGTAGTAGCGGTATGGCGGATTGTCACGGTCATGGAGGAAGAACAGTAAATCTTCGTATGCTTTGGGGATTACGAGGTTGAATGTTCCGTTTTGTTCCATAATGTGCGCGCGATTCTCAATAGTATGGTCTTCACCCGAGGAAACCCGAGCTTATTGAGAATAATAGGCTCGGGTTTGTTCACTTAACCGTGACATTGATCGTAGGCGGCTCGTACATCTGAACCGTCTGGTCAACCTGTTGGCGGGGCATGCCCTCGGTACGGTTGGCAATGTCCTGATAGGCGCGGAATGCTTTCTCACCGTTTTTCTTTGATTCAAGAACACGGCGTAGGGCGATCTGTTCGGCTTGGGTCAGTTCGTCCATACGCTGCACCCATTCCGCGAGTTCCTCGTTCGTGAGTTCAAGGAATTGCTGGAGGTTGTATTTCACGCTGCCGCGTTTTGTCCATTTACGACTGCGGTCTTGCGGACGTTCTTGGAAGCCGCCTTTACCGGTTGGGTTGTTCACGCCTCCGGTTATCCGTCCGTGGGCGTCTCTGGTTACGTTGCTCATAAGGGGTATTTTATGCTTTCTTGGGTTTAGTTTGCTGTTGGTGTTGGTTGATGATGGTTTGTATTTCTTCTGGGGTGGTGTTGAGTAGTTGGGCGATGTATTCGGTGTTGTAGTGTTTGCGGTGCCATTGGAGGGCTAGTTCGGTTTTGTGTTGGCTGAGGAGCATGATGGTTCCTTACGCGAGGATGTAGGTTATGAGTAGTTTGAGTAGGGCTATGGTGCCGGTGGTGGTGAGTAGGGCTGCTAGGGTGATGAGTAGGATGCCGAGGATGCGGCCTACTTTGTAGCTGGTTGTGTTTTTCTCCGGCTTGGCGGTGTTGCGGAAGTAGTCGAATTCGCTTGGTTTTTTCATTGGTTCGGTTCCCATGTGATTGTGAGGAATACGCCGGTTGTGGTGTTGTCGGCGTATCGTTTGTGGCTGGTTACGTCGGTTATCTGGCAGTCGTCATGCCAGATGTGGGTTTCGGTGATGGCGTCGTATAGGGCGCGTTGGAGTTTGTCTATGTCTGGTTTGACTGTGGGGTGTTTGCGTTTGTGGGGTGGGATGGTTTTGGGGCGTGGCAGGTAGAATGTGGTTTCTATTTTGATATATGAGTTGGGTGGGATGGTTGGGTGTTTGTGGCGGAGGATGGTGTCGCGCACGTGGTCGCGCCACGGGCGTTCCTTCTTGTCCATTGGTATGAGGCGTGTGACGGGTTTGCCTGTGGTTCGGCTCCTGCCGGTGATTGGACGGTAGGAGCCTTTGCTGGCGGGTATGCCGTGGATGAACAGGTCGAACGAGGATGGTTCGCCGGTCATTGGTTGACCTCCGCTATATCTAACGTGGGTTGGGTTTCCGCTTTGAGTTTGAGGGTGCGTAGGATGTCGGCGCGGTTGCTTTGGTGCTTGTAGGCTAGTTGGTCTTGGCCGACGTATTTGAAGCGTTGACCGCAATTGTGGCAGAAGAGCGGGTCGGGGTTGTTCTTGTAGATTTCGAGGATTCGTCGGTAATATTCGGTGTCGTTTTCGGGTTGTCCGTTGATGCAGCGTTGTGTGGTGTCCGGCCAGATCAACGCTCCGCATCGTGGGCAGTACGAGACGGGTGGGATACCGTCCACGGGTTTCAGGCTTGCGGTGATGAATTTCATCGGTGTCCAGAAGTCGCCGGTTTTGCTGAGCATGTTCCGGTAGGTTTTGACGAAGCCTATGAGATCGAACGATTCGGCTGTAAGGCAGTTTTCAAGAATATCGAACTCGTCCAGACTGTCGACGAACGCATAACGTTCCAGCAGATAGAGCAGGGCTACCGGGATACTGTTGAGCTCGTTCGCGTCCTCGTAGTCATAGAGGGTTATGGTGGTGTCTTCGCGGTCGTCTATGGGGCAGTTCTGCCAAACTTTGACGTATGCGCGTTTCGTGAATTTCATGATTGTTCCTTTCCTGAGAATACGCCGGTTTGGTAGGCGTCACAGATCATCCGGACGAGTTCGTCTGCCTCTAGTTGGATAAATGGGTACTCGCTCGTATCGATTTCACGGCCAGCAGCCTGTTTGGGATTCTCGGTTTGTTCCGATTCGGTGGTCTTCGATGAGGCCAATAATTCTAGGACTTTATAGGAGACTTCGGCAGCTGATTCGATGATGTAATGCTCATCTTGCTTGCTAAGGTCCAGAGCTCTTATGGCCGAGTGTATTGCGTGACGCAGTTGTTGGTCCGTTACGAGATAGCGGGTCATGGTGATTCCTTTCAATCGGTGGTGACTTGTGTCAATCCGCACATTTCTCCCTTGGTGGCAGACTGTGCACGGCCAGCCTGTATCCGCAGTACGGGCAGGCCACGTAATATGTGCCCACCGTCTCGCCGCAGTGGGTGCACTCGACATATCGGATTGCCCTGCTCATTTCGCGTCCTCGCTTTGATTCGGTACTTCCGTGGGCATGTTGCCGGTGTAGCCGAGCATGGAACGGCAGTGGTCGGCTGTCTTTTCGTATGCGTTGACGTGTCCCCTCACGACACCGTATGCGGCCATGTCAGGCTGCATCAGAAGAGCGTTCGCCAGTCTCAGGCCTGCCGCTGCTAACTGTTCGCACCAGTCGATGATCTCGTTGAGCGTCTTGTCTTTCTCGGTGACGTTCACTGCCATTTAGAACACATCCCATTCGTTGTCGGTCTGGTTGGTTGAGTTGGTCGGGCCGAACGTGTCGGTTCCCGGCCACTGGTTGCCGGCCTGCTGGTCTTGCTGAGGCTGCTGGTTCTTCGCCTTGAGCATGGCGAGGCTGATTGTCGCGTGTTCGATGATGAAGTCGGTGCGCGGCTGCCCTTGGTTGTCGGTGCCGGTCTTCCATTTCAGGACACCCTCGACCCTTACCGATGTGCCCTTGCGTAGCATGCGTTCGTAGGTTTCCGCAAGTCTCAGGTCATACTCGAAGATCGTCGCCCACATGGTGTCGTGGTCAATCCACTGTTTCGCGTTTTTGTCCATGTGTCCGCCTGTGGCGGCGACTCGGATAAGCATGTAGGGGGTGCCGTTGCGGGTCTGTTTGCGTTCGGGGTCTGCCGCCAAGCGTGCGATCGGCAGTGTGATTATTGGGTCATTCATCGTTGATCGTTGCTCCTACGGGTAGTGGTGTGATGTCGGGATTGAAATAGTAGCGGTTACCTACCTTGATGTAAGGCAGTCGTTTCTCACGGCAGTATCTGCGGACCGTCTGGATGTTGAGGTGCCAGCGTTCCGCGTACTGCTCCGTCGTTGCGGTGTAGTCTTTAGCGTACATGATTTAAATATACATCAGATTATTATTGATTGCAAGTAGCATGTGCTAGCCATATAATATATATATGCGCACTGGAAGAGCTCACCACATCAAATAAGATAGGAACAGGAATAAAGTAAGCGCCTTCCCCGGAAGAACGGAAGAAAGGCGCTAACAGAAAGGCGGAAACGTGTCCGATACGAGTATAACACAGAACTCGGGTTTTTCGATGTTGCCGAATTGGGCGGTGGATGATGACCGGTTGGGCGGCTACGACCTGCTGGTGTATATGGCGCTGATACGTCACGCCGACAACACCGGCGTATGCTGGCCCAGCTTGGAGCGGCTGGCGAAGATCGCGCGTTGCTCACAGCCCACGGTATCCAAGAGCCTCAACGTGCTGGAACAATTGGGGTACATTCGACGGGTCAAGTCCGATGGCAGGGCCAACCGGTATCACGTATCGCTGTGGAAGCCCACCCCAAAACAGGGTTATGACCCTGAACCGACCCCAAAACCTGCTTTTGACCCCCCAAAACCTGCTTTTGACCCACCTCAAAACGAGGTTTTGACGAACAATACCCAAGAGAACAAAACCCAAGAACAATACTCGCGCGACAAAGAAAAAATAACAGTCACCTGCCATTCGGTGAAGACCCTCAAGTCGCTTATGGAGTTGTGGCCTAAGAAGTGCAGGGTCTCGAACGAATTACTCAGATGCTTCAATCAGGCGTTTGATGAGGTTGGTTCCAACACGCTCATGAGAGCGGCGAAGCGTTTCGTGGAGTCGTGCGAGGGTACGCCATTGCAGTACATGCGGACTCTCCCCGTGTGGCTGGCCAACCCGATTAATTGGAGGGCCCAGAAGCCGGAGCAACGCAGCGAAGCCAAGTTAACGAATTGGATGGCCCATAGGCTTCCCGATTCCATGTCCGCCGACGTGGCGACCTTTCTGAGAGCGAGGCGTGCGTATTGGGGTGCCACCGGTGGTGTGGAGGCTTTGGAAATGGAATTCCTCCCAGACGAAGTTAAGAATGTGGGCAATTTGCAACAAGAACCAACAGTGTGATATAATATCTATATCACACACGTTGCATAGAAAGGATGCATATGAAGATTTACACAAACCGATACCACGACTTCACCCCGTCACAAGGCATACCGGTACTCATAACGTACGGTTCGCCACGATGGCGACTTCCGTACACAATCGCAGCATCGGCGAAAACAGTGACGCCGGGCCGATGGTTCATGGAGGGAACCGACGAAGAATTCACCGAACGGTATCGTGCCATGCTGGACTCACACGGGGTCGCCCGCATCAGAACGGAACTTGAAACGATATCGCAACTCAACGGAGGTAAAGACATCGTGCTTCTATGCTTCGATGACGTAAGAAAAGGCTTGTGCCACCGAACGATTTTCGCCCAATGGTGGCAGGAAAAGACCGGTGAAGAAGTCAAGGAATTACAAAAAGGTTTGGAGGCCGATCAAAATGTGCTATTCTAATGACCGTTGCTATTCCGCCCCTAGCTCACCGGACAGAGCGCCCAATCTCGAATTGGGAAGCACCAAGTTCGACTCTTGGGGGGCGGTCTGATGGCAGGTTTCAACTCACCGTCCATATTGTTCCTCAACACTTGGGATAAGCCCGAACGTGATTGGAACGGGAATCTGTTTAGGCAGGCACCCGCGTCAGGGTATACGCGATACGTCGAACTGTACGCCGGAGCCTTCGCAAACTGCACGGTCGCCGTGGAGAACGGCTGGAAACCGGAGCAAATCGAGGCGTGCGACGTGTGGGCGTACACCGCAGCGCTCGGATATGCGTACAGCGGTAAGCCTCTCACCGAAATGCGGGCAACCGTTGACGGTTCACCAGTCTCGCTCTCAGGAAACGCAGCGGATGACGCGGCTACCGTAATCATGGCGCAATATCGTATGCGTCTCAGCAAGCACGACGATATCGATTACTACCGTGAACTTCTGGCTGATCTTGACATCAACGATTCGGAACACGTCGGCCAGCTACGGGAGCGAATCGCAGCGAATATGGTCAAGTTGGGGGGGCTGAGATACGAGCCCACCGACCCGATGAAGTATGCGGAACGCATTATGGATGACCCTCATACCATCGTGTTCGCCAATCCTCCTACGTATCCGGGAGCTTATGAAAAGTTCTTCGAGACCGGGGGGAGATTCCAATGGGCGGAACCTGAATACAACGTGTTCAATGCTCCCGTTGATATTCCCAAGCTCTGTAAGCTGTTCGATGGGCGTAAGGCGTTGCTGATATGCCAGCAGCAGCAAACGCCCGGAAACGCCGCAACTGGTAGCCCGGTATACGCTAGGCGTCTGGGGTTGGACAGTGTGATTTACATGAATTCCAACCGTCCGAACGAGGTCAAACGTCTTGTCGGCGGGAACATGGTGACTGTGGCGGCGTCGAAATCGGCGGAGATACCGATACCGATATTGCCCAGAGATCATCAGATTACCGAACGTTCCGAAATCAAGGTCGTACCGTTACGCGATAGCGCGGCCCAAGACTCGTATCTGCAAGTGATGCGGCATAGGATATCGGGAAACGTGAGCCCGATGTGTGTTCTCGTACTAATCGACGGTTACGTTGCCGGGATCATCGGATATGGTTTGCCAAATCCCATGTACACGATTCGCTACGCGGTATTGCGTCAAGCATTCGGGGTATCCCACGAACGGTATCGGCTTACGAAGCTGGTCACGATGATAGCGTTACGTCGTTCCACGTTCCAGCTCTGCGCTACGCCCAAGACACAGATACTCGTCGATGCGTGCGATGGGCTGGCAACTGTTGAGTACACGCGATATCCCGAAGCCAAGGGACTTCGCGGCCTGATGAAACTGGACAGACGTGACCGTAAGAATGGACAGTATCAATTGCAGTATAAGAGCGATTGGCACGACGAAATCGGCTTAAGGAACATTCTCGGACAGTTCCTAGCCAAAGAGAACAGGAGGAAATAATGGCCGATATCGACACGTCGCAAGAAATGACCATAGCCGACGGTTTGGTAATCAAGTGGGTTGACGTGGTCAATCTCAAGGAACAAGACCTGAACGCGCAGGTCATGGAACCGCGTAAGTTCGACGCGCTGACCCAGAACATCAAACTACGAGGGATGTTGGAGTCATTGCCGTACTGTTCGCAACCGAACGGAGAAGGGCCGATAAGTATTGTTTCCGGCCATCATCGTACAAGAGCCGCCGCCCGCGCCGGTATCCAACGTATCCCGGTTATCGTGGACACGAAGCCTATGACACGTTCCACCATAACGGCGAAGCAGATAGCCGCCAACGAACTCACCGGCCACGCCGACGAGAAACTACTGGCGCAGCTGGTCGCCCAGATGGACAACGTAGATGACTTGTTGCTCAGCGGACTCGATCAGGACAGCCTACCGCACGTCGAACCGCAGCAAGTCAACCTGAACGGTTTGAATGTGAAGTACGAGTATAAGGACGTGGAGTTTTTGTTTCTGACCCGCGAATACGAAGAACTTGAACAGTTCGTGGATGATTGCAACTCGGATATGCTCGGGTTGGTGCCTATGGAATTGTACGACGAGTTCGTGCATCAGGTGACATCGTTCGCTTCACGTAACGGAATCAAGAATATGGCTGCTGCGGTATCCAAGATCATCGAGATAGCGAGGAAAGACGCCGAGGAAGAGTGATTACAGGCCGGGCGAGTCCCGGCCTTTTTTTGTTTGCATCACAAGACACAGTGTGATATAATAAATATATCAAGCAATAAGGCTTGATATATACCCAAGGAGGAAACAATGGAAGCAGTTAGAAATATCACCGTCGAACAGGCCCGCGACATGATTAACAGCATCGACGCCAGTCTAATCCCCGAATGCCGCGACTTCGACACATACACCGAGACGGACGATATTTGGCGTATCGGAGATTACGGATACGTTGACGCCGACGTGTACGAGCAAGCATTCCGGGACTATGAGGAACGTAACGGAAAGACCGAGTGGGCAAGCGCCATGTACGTGCTTGAAGGAAATCAGCCGACCTGCCTCGAATCTTTCGTTGAGGCGTACAATCTCGGCGGGATGCCAATGCTGGGCGGGCTTTTGAGGGACCAGTTCGATAACGGGTACGCGGATAATGTGTATTTGACGAACGGCGAGGCATGGCCAATCTGACTTAATGCATGTCCTAGCGTCCTAGCGTCCTAATTGGCATTATCTCGCCAGTTATGGCGTCCTAGACACTCGTCCTAGCACGTCCTACTAGGGCGTTGGAACATGTCCCTGAGTGTCGCTGATTGCATAATCCCACCACATGTGATATGTTATATATATCATCACACTATCAGAAAGGAACAATGAGATGTCAACCAACAATCTCAGCAACAAGTTCATGCAAGTCCTCAACGAAGTCCCAAACTTCGTCACCGACGAAACCGCACAGGCAGGCAACCGGACTTACAAGTATCTCAACCTCGCCACGATACTCAAAACCATCAAACCGGTTTTCGAGAAGTACGGTCTGGCATTCAGCCAGCGCGTCACGTTCGACAACACGGGAGAAACGCGACAGGCCATCGGAACAGTAGAAACCATCATCTTCGATGATACAGACCAGATGGTGGTCTGCTCCTATCCGTTCTTCGTGACCGGCGACCCCCAGCAGGTAGGCAGCGCGATCACTTACGCCCGCCGCTATAGCCTCTACGCAGTGTTGGGCATCTTCCCCGACAAGGACGACGACGGCGCGTATGCCAAGCAGCGTTACGAGACCGCAGACCGTGCGATCAGCGCCGAACAGTACGCCGCTCTGGTCAAGGCTATGGATGCGCACAATATCACATCTGCGGAGCGCGGAGACTTCATCAACGGCACTCTGAAACGTCGGGTCAGGGGATGGAATGGACTCACGCAAACCGACCTGAACAGTCTGATGAACGCCGTCAACCGAATGTAAGTGGCATTTCGCGTTAGCGCACTTTTGGGGTTTTGCTTAAAACAAACCGATTTATAAGCCCTCTTGTTCTAATAAGGGAGCTGGAATGGAGTATCTGAAATGTTTGACAACGAACTTGCCTTCGACAAGCTGCTTGACTCGCTCGGCGCGGAAACGCTGCTGGATAATCTCGTTCAGGCGTTGACGGCTGATGAGCAGCGTGAGAACTTCGATTATATTGCGCGTTGCTTTGACATTGACCTTTCCGACCGCGAAAGCGAGGCGTGAAAGGGGAACGTAAGTAGTCCCCCTCTTATATTCCGGGCTTTCGGGCGTGAGCCTATCAATCACGCCCATCAATCACCGTTAATTATCCACGTCCTACTAGGGCGTTGGGCCATGCCCCCTACGTGTCGCTGATTGCATAATCCCACCACATGTGATATATTATATATATCAGGCATTGGGCTTGATATATGACCTAAGGAGTTGAACACAAACCATTATCAGTAATCACATTCCATATTCATTATGAAAGACTTGTGGGCGGGACTCGTCACCCGCCCACACCCAACCGAAAGGACAACATCAATGAAGATCGTCAATGTATCGCAAGCCCACGAAACCGAGGCATGGCTCGACGAACGAGTGGGCCGTATCACCGGCACCAAAAGCGGCGGACTCGCCTTGGAACACTACGCTCAGACCGACGTAGAAAAACTTAAAGAGTACCGAGACAAGGCGTTGGAACAAGCGAAGAAGGCGAAGACGCCAGACAAAGCCAACGAGTATTACACGAAGGCCCAGAACTACGATGAGAAGATCGTGGACGCCGAAGCCAAGAACAAGCGGCTTAAGGTCGGCGTGGACTTCTGGAAGTTCCTAGCGGAACTGTGGGCAGAACCAGCGGACGGTGAACCTCCGATGGAACGCGGCCACCGTCTCGAACCCGAGAATATCCAGCTCACCCTCAAAACGCTTGGCTTCAACCCCGTCGATTGCGTCCCCGATTGCGGTATCTGGGAGAGTGACGACGACAACCGTATCGCGTGCAGTCCAGACGCCTACGAGAACACTGAGAAGCCGACGTGGGCCATCGAATGCAAGTCGCTCGGCTCAGCCTACCATTTGCAGACGGTAGTGCCGTGGATGATGCACACGGACGCCATGCGATCTCATATCGTCAACCTGAAACCTGAGCTGGTGGACGTTATTGAGCAGGTTCTTCCGGAATACACGCTCGACGGAAAGGCGACCGGCTTCGACTTTATCCCCGACCAGTACAAAGCTCAGGTGCTGCAATACTTCGTGGTGTGCGATTCGCTGGAAGTCCTGTTTTTCTCGATGTTTGACCCGCGCGTGGTCGGAGAGTCAAGCCATCAGGTTATTCCCGTGTACCGTAAGGACATTACCGCAGAGATCGAGGAACATAAGCGTCGCCAGTTGACCACGCTCCATATCTCCGATGTGCTGGCCGACGCTCTGGGGGCGACGTTCTGATGAAGACCGCAACGATCTTGGAAAGCCCTGACATGTTCGCCTTGTTCGACGGATGCCCCACATGCAACCGGAAGGACGCCGGTTATCTGAGTACGTGCCGCGTGTACGCCCAACAGATGGGGCGTAGGCTCCGTATCGTGCTGTCGGGCAGCCCCACCGCCCGGGCGATACGCACAATCGCCAAAGATCAAGGCGTAATCGTGCGCTACCCGATGATCTTGCTGGACGGATTGTTTTACTTCGAACCGCAAGACATCAGCCTTGACGATTATCTAGTGGACGAGGAGGAACCCAATGAAGAACAGCATTTTAACCAGCGATGTGCTGGAACTGTTCGACCGTAACCATATCACCGCGAACACTCTGCGTAAGTTCGTGGTGGAGAGCGTTGCCGACTTTCTCGGAGACAACAAGCACGACAAGGTGTGCGGCAAACTGTTTGACCGTTGGTATCAGCACGTTCGCCGCTCCATTTGGGTCGGTGCCGCTCAATACGTCTTGCAACAGCACGGGTTCGACCACGACGAAGCCACCAACGAGGCGAAACAACTCTACGAAAGCCTGTACGCGGATTACGACAAGCGGTATCACTGCTGGCGTCGCCACGAGGAAAGGAAAACCGATGAAGACTAATGGCAATTGGTGGACTGCCGTGCTTTCGGCTGGAATCACGGCGGGATACGCGACCACTGTCGTACAGCTCTCGCCCGGCCCCGGCTATATGTTCTCCGTGCTACGCCGCAAGCTGACCGTAAAGACCGAGAACCTGTCCAACTCGCTCCCTACGTGGGCCAAGGATTACGTGGACAGTCTCGGAGAACTCGCCTACTGCGGCTGGTGTCTCAGCCCGTGGGTGTCGCTTCCGGTATGGGCGATGGCAGCCAAGATCAACCGGGTACGGTTCGGAGTCAAGTGGGTGGCCGGGTGGATTGTGGCAGCTGGCATGGCCGCGTTCCTCCGCCACTCGGCTGAAACGGCGGTGGCGTAATGTTCAGCAAACAACAGGTTCATGTGCTGTTGATTCTTTGGATGGCTAAGCGTCCGCTTACCCATGAGGAAATCGAACGTATGGCGGTTTTAGCGAAGTATGACGATACTCCGCAGGGATTGAGGACACGCATGATCAAGCTTGAGCGTTCCGGTCATGTGTACCGTGTCGATCGGGAGGGTGTGAACAGTCGGCACCGTCATTGCTGGCGGTTCGCGCTGACTGACGATGGGCGCGAAGCCATTAGTGAGCTGTTTTGCGAAACAGAAACAATGTGATATATATCTATATCACACATCGTATGGAGGTGAAACATGCGCAAGCAAAACAAAATCAAGACAGTAATCAACGGTCAAGAAGTCACCGTGGAACAGGACAGTCAGACCGGCCAGTTCTTCACACGACAGAACATCGGCAACATCCCAGTTGACTACGCGACTATCAGCGACCGAGTAACCATCGGCCAGTGCATCAAGTACTGGCGTCTACGACACGGATATTCACAAGCTGAACTAGCCGAACGAATCGGCGTCGCCAGCCCAAACGTAATAGCCATGTGGGAAAACGAACGCCGCAAACCACAAAAGCAATACCGGTTGCGGTTGGCCGAACACCTCGGCTATGACATCCTGACCAAAGACTAGAACCTTGCACGATTAATCCAATCATCATCACACCAAAGGAGCAACAATGAACACCATCAACTATCTGACCTCGATCATCAACCTCTTACAGAAACACCCACAAGCACAAGAAATCATCGACTCCCAAGGACTCGGACAGGAACTCACGTTCGGACAAATCGGGATTAAAGACGCCAAAGCGTTCCTCAAACTCTACGACGTTCTGGGCAGCGTTGAAGGCGTTAAGATCACGGCCATTCACGAATGCAAGACAGACACCGATAGACAATATTTCTTCACACTCGTCGCCCCGATAACCTTGTACTTCTTCCACTGCGAAAGAGTATCCGAGTGAGCAAAACAGACCCTGATATCGAAACCCGTATGAAAGTGTTCCACCGAGACCACGGCAGATGCTTCATCTGCGGGAGAACATTAAGCGCCTCCGCTTTTAATCTGCATCACCGACGTATGCGCTCCCACGCTTGGGAAGGATTAAACCTACCCAGCAACCTGATTACCGTCTGCGGCTCGGGTACTATTGGATGCCACGCACGCATCCACGCCCACCCCAAGGAATCATACGTAAAAGGATGGCTGGTCAGCGCCTACAACGATCATCCAGAAACCGTTCCAGCATTAAGTGAATACAGGAACCGTGAGTATCTGCTAAACAACTAAAAAAAAACTAGCCCGGCATTAGTCATCAAGACCAGTGCCGGGCTAATTTAATCGGTCATCACACCATCGCTCGAAAGGAGCAACCCCAGTCTACCACTTGGAAACACCAGTGTAGATGTGGCTCACGCTTCCTCACGCCACCCCCGCGGGTAAGCGTCCGGGGTCCACACGCAACCGTCGTAGATGCACGTGTAGTGCTTCCCGTTGTAGGTGATTTTGTCGCCTACGTGATAGGCGTCGTGCGCGCCGGTAGGCTGCTTGTATTCCGGCCACTCGTCGCCGGGTTCCTCGGGTTCGCCGGAGTCGGTCGATGAACCTGATTCCAGCTTGCTTAAACGCTCCTCGATGGTCGTCTCCCATTCCTCGATGGCCTTCACACGGTCGGCCAATGGAGCATAGGAATCGTCGGACTTGGCGTTATCCTGCGCCTGTTCGAGTAGCTGTTTCATCTCATCCTCGGTGAGTTCCCATCACGTACATGGTCTTGATGCGCTCGGTGAAATCAGCGAGGTCATAACCTCCGGCGTTGATGAGGGTTTGGAATGTTTCGAACATTGGTTATGCTCCTTACATGATTGCTTGAGGTCAATCAAGCAATGCGATTGTCATCATCACCTCACTTGGAGATGCCTGCGTAGTGGACGCCGAACATTCCCGCCACGCCGGAGCCGACCAGAGCGCAAGCGCCACCCATCACGGCCACCCATGACGGCACGTCCGGCACGGCGCTCACGAAACTCAGCACCGCACCGGCGATCCCAACCAGTCCGGAAACCAGATACGCCCACTTACGAGTCGCTGCGTTGAACGTCGGCACGTAATTATCATTGCCGTCCGCCACTTCGTTATTGATCTCGGTGTCCTTGGTCGGCTCACCAGTATTAATGCTCATGGACAACCTCCTATCGAATAGTTTACTTGATGCGGATTGTCTGGCCCGCGTAGATCACGTCAGGGTTGGCGATACCGTTCAACGCCACCAGATTGGAAACACTGGTACCGTACTGGGCGGCGATACCACTCAACGTGTCACCGGGCTGGATAGTGTACGTCGTAACGGACGGTGACGGTGCAACGGACGGTGACGAGGCTCCGCCCGGCAGTTTCAGCACCTGACCCGGATAAATCAGATTCGGGTCAGTAATGCCGTTAATCTGCTGGAGAGTCTGCCACGAAGTCCCAAACTTGGCGGCGATACCACTCAGCGTGTCCCCCGACTGTACCGTATACGTGCCGCTACCGGGCTGAACAGTATTGGCAGTGCCATTGATATTCAGCACCTGACCCGGATAAATCAGATTCGGGTCAGTAATGCCGTTAATCTGCT